ATAACATGGCAGAGCAAGGTGGATTTGGCGTCAAGCTGAAGATCACAGTCGGCACCGCGCTGACCGTCGTCGCCGGCGTGCGTGAGGTGGAGTTCCCAGAGTTCGAGAAGATGCTCGCGGATGCCACATCGCACGATTCGAGCGGCGGCTGGCGCGAGATGATCGACACCGGCAAGAAGTCGCTCAACGCGTTCACGGTGACGCTGAACTGGGACAAGGCGCATGCGACACACGCTGCGATGGTCACCGCCTTCGGCAGCGCGACGCCGGTGAACATGTCGATCGAGGACCCGGCCGGCAGCGAGATCATCGCCTTCAGCGCGTTCATCAACAAGATCGGTCGCGTCGCCGAGCAGGAAGAGGTTTACAGCGCCGAGGTCGAGATCACGCCGACCGGCGCGCCGACGATCACGCCGTAAGGGAGGCTGGAGCATGCCACTACTCACACGCGAGCAGATCCTCGCGGCTGACGACCTCAAGCGCGAAACCATCCCCGTGCCGGAGTGGGGCGGGGACGTGATCGTGAAGTCCCTCACCGGCGCAGAGCGCGATGCGTTTGAAGACAGCGTGGTGAAGCAGCGCGGCAAGAGCCGCGAGCTGAATCTGCGCAACGCGCGCGCCCGACTGGTGTCGCTGTCGCTCATCGACGAGGCCGGCAACCGGCTGTTCACCGATGCGGATGTGGAGCTGCTCGGCAAAAAGAGCGCGGCGGCGCTCGATCGCGTGTTCAGCGCGGCGCAACGGCTGAGCGGGCTGACCGAGAACGACATCGACGAGCTCGCAAAAAACTCAGGGAGCGGCCAGAGCGACAGTTCTACTTCCGACTAGCTCTGGCGCTGGGCTGCACGGTGGAGGAGCTGCTGAGTCGCATCAGCAGCCATGAACTGACCGAGTGGATGGCCTATGACACCCTGGAGCCGTTCGGGCACGCGATCGATCACCGCATGATGGCGCAGGTGGTTGCGGCCATCTACAACGTCAACCGCGACCCGAAGAAGGGCAAGCTGCTGGATGCAGACGATTTCATGCTGAAGCGCGTCGAGAAGATCGAGCAGACCGAGGCCGACATCTACGCGCGCTTCCGCGCCTGGGCAAAACTACATGGCAACGCTGGCAACACTGGCCGTTAAGCTGATCGGCGACACGTCGGGCTTTTCTGAAAGCATGTCCGGCGCCGCCGGCCAGACCCGCCAATTCGCCGACAAGTTCGAGGGCGAGGCCAAGCGCATCGGCGGGCTGGGCTCGATCATGTCGGGCGCGTTCTCGTGGGTCACGGGCAACGTGATCATGCGCGGCATCGATGCCGTGGTCGGCTCCATTGGCAGCCTGAAGAGCGGCATGATCGACGGCAACGCCGAGTTCGAGCGATATACCGTGCAGTTCGGCGTGCTGCTCGGCTCGACCGAGGCGGCCAAGGCGCGCCTCGAAGACCTGGCGAAGTTCGGCGCGAGCACGCCGTTCGAGCTGCCGGAGGTCGTGAAGGCCGACAAGATCATCCAGGGCTTCGGGCTGCACAGCGAAGAATCGGCCAAGAAGTTCGGCTTCACCGGCGAGGAGATCCGCACCATCGCCGGCGACACGGCGAGCGGCGCCGGCACCTCCTTCGAGGAGATGGCCGCGTATATCGGCAAGTTCAGCGCCGGCGCAACCGGCGAGGTGATCAGCCGCTTCCAGGAGCTCGGCATCACCACGCGCGAGGAGCTGACCAAGCTTGGCCTGGAGTTCGACAAGTCCGGCTCGCTGCTCAGCCCGCTGCCGGAGGCCACGCAGGTCGTGCTCGACCTGATGAAGAAGAAATACGGCGGCATGATGGACGCGCAAAGCGGCACGTTCGAGGGCATGATGTCGAACCTCAACGACTGGGTGGCCGGCACGCTGCGCACCATCGGCCAGCCGATCTTCGAGATCCTGAAGGAGAAGCTCGGCGGGGTGCTCACGTTCCTCGGCTCGCCGGAGGTGCAGGGCGCGATAAACGGCTTCGCCACATCGCTCGCAGGCGGCATCGGCTCGGCCATCGCATTCATCACGCCAATTATTGACCAGGGCATCACGCTCTTCATGGGCTTTGCCGACCAGATCGATTACTTCGTTCGCATGGTCGTCGACGGCTTCGACACCGCCGGCCCGTTCGGCGCGGTCAGCAACGCCATCTATTTCATCGCCGACGCGCTGGGGCTGGGCGGCGATGAGGCCAGCGCCTTCTCGGACAACGTCGGCGCGGCGGTCGAGAACGTCATCGCCTTTGTCGGCAATGTGATCGCCTTTGTGCAGGCCAACCTGCCGGCCTTCCAGGCGGCGTTTGCATCCGCCATCGGCGCAGTCATCACACTGGTGCAAAACAACTGGCCGACCATCCAGACGATCATCGAGACGGTGATCACCGGCATCTCGACGATCTTCGAGACGGTGCTGAAGCCGGCGCTCGAATTCGCATTCCAGCTCTTCTCGAAGATCTCCGCGTGGGTCACCGAAAACTGGCCGCTCATCAGCCAGACGGTCAGCACGGTCCTGGGCGCGATCCTGAGCGTCGTGCAAACCGTGGTTCCGATCATCTCGACCGTGTTCTCGACCGTGTTCAATGCGATCAAGCCCATCGTCGAGAAGGCGTTGAACCTGGTGCTCGGCATCATCAAGAGCATCATGCAGCTGATCAACGGCGACACCGCCGGCGCGCTGCTCACCCTGCAGACCGCGTTCACAGACGCCTTCGGCGCGGTGGTGAAGTTTGTCGAGTCGCTGCCGGAGAAGTTCATCTCGTTTGGCCGGCAAGTGATTCAGGGCTTCATCGACGGCATGAACCAGATGGGCGAGGCGCTGAAGGCGAAGATCTACGCCCTGATCCCTGAGCCGATCCGCAAGATCCTGAACATCGCCTCGCCCTCGAAGCTGATGCACTACTTCGGCGAAATGTCGGCGCTGGGCTTCGTGTATGGCTGGGAGGACGTGTTCGACCGTCACCCGCTGATGTATGCGGTGAATTCACCGGCGCCGGCAACCCCTGCGCAGAACGCGCTGCCGAATCGCGGCATGGATCCGAATGAGATCAGCCGCCCGGAGGCGAGCGGCCTGACCGGCAACGCAGCCGGCGGCCCCAGCGGCGGCGGCGGGTTGAACGGCGGCGCGGCGCGCGTGGAGCTGGTGCTGGACGGCCGCACGCTGGGCAGCGTGTTGCTAGATCACATCAACAACGCGACACAGGTCGACGTGGATCGCTACAGCGCGCCGTAAATGTGAGGGCATGAACCATGGCGGACTATATCGAAATCTCAACCACCGGCAACATCAGCGGCGCAAAGAAGTTCCGCGTGCTGCTTGAAGCGGACATCGTGGACGACGGCTACACGCAGGCGGTCGACTACCAGCCGGCCACGCTGGACGGCTCGCCCATGATCGCGTTCGGGCCGGGGAAGAAATACTTCCGCTACACGCTGATCTTCCCTTACACCGGCGCGCCGGCCGGCTACGCCAACTATGCCGACGTGCAGGCGCTCTTCACGACCGACACCACCGCCGGCAACCAGTTCAAGTTCAGAGCGATGAAGGACACGACGGTGTATGACGTGATCAACGCCGCGAAGGGCGCATGGCAGCCGCGGCTGCTGACAAAGGCGAAATACGACTCGGCGGCGGTCTACCTCGCCGACATTCTGTTGCATCAGATATAGGCTCAGATATAGCAAGCATCATGCGAACGGTTGACGCAGCAATCACTGCCGGCGAGATTTCGCCGGCGCCGGCCTACAGGAACAAGGCGTTCATCTACAACCCGCTCCTGGCCTTTGCCGCGCCGAGCGCGAACGCCGACGGCTCGCTCGACCTGGCTGCGCCGCAGACCTATCGCATGCGCTCGAGCGGCAATGTGGCCTATGCCGCATATCGCCACACCAACGGCACGCACTACCTGCGCGCCGTCGACGTGACGAGCGCGGCCAATGCGGCGCTGGCCGCGGCCAACGCGGTCACCATTGCCAACAGCGGCACGATGGCCGCCCTGCGCAGCGGCTTCTCGATCGAGTCGGGCACGCATTACATCTACACGGCCGTGCCGTCCGGCGGCGCGATCCAGGTGCAGCGCGCGTCGCTGTCTGGCACCACCAACCCGCTCACCGCGAGCCTCAGCAACTACGGGCCGACCTTCGGGAGCGCGCTCACCAACACCGCGACCTTCATCCGGCGCGTGGAGGCGGTGTGCCCGTGCGACAACGGGCAGGTGGTCGTCGCCGTCGGCGAGCACGACTTCACCAACAGCCTGTCGACGATCACCTTCTGGTTCCTGCCCACCAACGCCGCCGCGGTGCAGCTCAACG